CGCAAAAACGGTACCCTGCCCTGGCTCCGCCCGGATGCCAAATCACAGGTTACTATAAAGTATAATGAAAATAACAAACCTGTCCAGTTTACCAAAGAGAGTCAGGCTTTAAAAGCTGCTATGAACTACGAACAATCTTCTGGTAAAAAGTTTCCGAGGTTTACGACTCCGGAAGAAGCGGGTAAGTTCGCGGAAAAACGTAGTGAGTCTGGTGGTGTTAAGAAGGGGCCGTTGGCTAAGTAAAATTTAAGGCGGTTCGCTTTACTAAAGAAAGTTCGTAAGTAAAGTCATGCTCAATAAATGTGATAGTTGCCTAGAGTGTAACTGTAATACTAAAGTCTGTAAATGCGATTGTCATAAGAAAGAACAAACCAATGCCTGTACTAAACCTACAGAAACCTGGTCGATTCAAGGAGGGTGGAACCGCTATGAAGAAACCAGTAGCTAAAAAGGATGGCGGTATGGCCTTTAAGACCTGTAAGGGTTGCCCAACACCTGCTAAGTGTAAAGCAGCCGGTAAATGTCTTAAGAAGAAGTGATTAAACGGGAAGATGATCCTACAAGGTGGGGCAGTGCTATCACAAAGCACTGAGAGGATCTTAAATGCCTAAGCAAACTAAGAGCAAGGTAAACGAAGCAGGTAACTATACTAAGCCTGCTATGCGTAAACAACTGTTTAATAAGATCAAAGCTGGGTCTAAGGGTGGTAAGCCTAATTCTTGGTCGGCCAGGAAGGCACAAATGCTTGCCAAGGAATACAAAGCCGAGGGCGGCGGATATCGTTAATGCCGCTAAAGAAACCTCAGAAAAGTCTTAAGGCTTGGACAGCACAAAAATGGCGTACCAAATCCGGCAAACCTTCTGGCAAGACCGGGGAACGGTATCTACCGGAGAAAGCTATTAAATCCTTATCTCCTGCTGAATATGCAGCCACGACTAAGGCTAAACGTGCTGGCACCAAAGCAGGTAAGCAGCATGTAAAGCAGCCGGATAAGATCGCTAAGAAGGTAAGGAAGTATCGTGCCTCTTAAGAAGGGTAAGTCCAAGAAGACTATCTCAAAGAATATCAGTACATTGGTTAAGGAAGGCAAGCCTCAGAAACAGGATCTTGCTATTGTTTATAGTAAAGCCGGTAAGGCTAAAAAAGGGAAGAAATAGTTATGGCTACAGGGCAAATGAAACGTGAAAAAGCCTCGGGAAAAGGTACTAGCTATGGTGACTACACCGAGGCTATGAACTATTATATTAATACACTACTGGGAAAAGATC